CGCGCGCCGCGCGGGCGTGTATAGGCGCTATTGCCTAAGCTTAGTATAAGGAGTGTACTATGTGTTATTACAGCTACGAGCATGATATTTGGAGTTGGCTCGATAATGATGCAAGTTACTACACTGCACTACAGTGCTATTTGCGAGATAACTTCTATGATACCGATTTGGTATCATGGGTAGAGTTCCGTGATACCTATTTGATACCGTGTTTTGGTGCCTACACTCCGGATAATGAGCCGTGGGCACTTGCAGACGAGACTATCATGGATGAACGTATGCGCATGTACGCGGTCGAATAGCGTTTAGCGTGCCCACGCGTACGCGCGGGCACTCATAAGCGTTATCCCGACTATGTAGGAGTTGTATTATGCGTCAAATTTGCGGGCATTTGTCTGCGCATTACGCTGTAGACGTATCTAAAATCGCGCCGCGCCGCTATTACGGTAAGTTTGGTACAATTTATGGTTACATAGTTGAGTACACAACGGAGTTTTGCAATGGGGATTATCCCGATTTGCGCCATACCGTGGTTTATCCACGTGCGGGCAAGCGCTACGCAGATATTTTTTACAATAGTATTGTACAAGATTTTCGTAGTAAGGATTGCATGTATACAAGTGCCCATTACTATGTTGAGTTGTATAGCGGCGCTCGCATTATGCGGCGCGGCTATCGTAGTAGTACGTTGTGGATTCGAGACAACAAATAACGCTTAGCCCGCCCATACTCACGTATGGGCGTGTATAAGCGTTATAAGGCGCTTAGTGACCTATAGATAGGACGGTATGTTATGAGCAAGTATTACACAACGTCACGTGTACCGGTAATTTGCGGCGCGTCCATTAACGGTACGCTTGTAGATGAGGCGCGCCGCGCTCATGCTATATGCGATAGCTCATTTGTTTACACGTGGAGTAAAATGTACAATCTCGGCTATTGCAATAGCACGTTTGAGATTAATGAATATGGCAACTCTCGTATGTGGAGTTATGGGACTCCGATTTGCGTATGGGATAACGATAGGCGTACGCTGTACGTTAATTCCAAATGGCTGTATCACGGTAGTACTACCACATACAGCCATATTCGCAAATATGTATATACGCTACTAGGCGAATATATTACGATATCGAATTTGCGTGAAGTTGACAACAAAAACGAGCTTATAGGCACGTTTTACGTAAATAGCGATAGTTTTTGGGATAGTTGGGATTATTACAGCAAGCTGTACCGGTAACGCTTAGCCCGCCCATACTCACGTATGGGCGTGCATAAGCGCTATAAGGCGTTTAGCCATTATACACTATATGCGGAAGGAGTCAAAAATGACTAGTCACGATATTTGGTTTCTTGAGTTTTGGGATGCGGAAGGCAATTCGCAGTACGAAGAACGTTTTAACTCTCGTAGCGATTTGCGCAAATTTGCGCAGTGCAACGGCTATTCTATAAGTGAATTTGATATTTGCCCTGGTCAATTTTTGGATGATGGTGAAGGCGATTGCGATTACTTTACGTGTCATTTTTATAAAACTGTATGGTAATCAATAACGCTTAGCCCGCCCATACTCACGTATGGGCGTACATAAGCGCTATTGCGCTTAGCTATAAATATTATCTATCATGGAAGGGGTCAAGAAAAAAAATGGCTAAATCTCGCATTCGCTTGGATAAGTATGTTGAAACAGTTAATGATGGTTATATGCGTACTTTGGGTGATTTGGGTAACTTTAGGCGCAAATATCTTGTGTTTGTAGATGGTGAACGCGTTGGTTTTATTCTAAAGCGATTTAAAAATATCGAATCTTGGAGTAAGAGTCAAGTAATGTATAGGACTCAACTTGATTGTAAGTATTGTAGATTTAACCCAACTAGTAATGAATGGGCAGATAAATCATTTAGGCGCTTGGAAGATTGTAAGTCATATATAGTTGAGATTTTCGATACTATCGAAGGGAATTAATCATGTTTGAATGGCACGATAGATGCGAAGGTTTATATCTAAATAGTAGCGCCTTAATGGTGTCTAGCTATTTGGAAGGTCGTGAGTATGTTGCGCTTGATAGTTTGATTGAGCATAAGCAGACAACTATCGCGCTTTATGATAAGGACGTTACAATTTTCATTCCTAAATTTTGGCTTTACAGCGGAACGGTTAATACTAATAAGCATATTTGCAAGTTTGTTAACCGAATTTTCGGAATACACGTAACAATAAATGAATTGCGAGATATTGCAGATACTAACGAGCTGTATAACGGAATGTTTTATATTACCACTGAATTCAATTAATAGGAAGGCGTTAAAATGGCTATCACTATACCGCAATTTGAAGAATGGCACTATCATCGCAATAACTGGCTAGAAGGTCGTTATTACACGTATTTGGATGATGGGACGTTCCTATGGATAGACGTTGAGCTAGACAATGAAGGCGTTAATGAAACAATTGAATATTATGCGAATAACAGTGATTTTTGGGACGTGTTTGAAGGTGATAAGCCTAACGAAAATTGTGATATTAAACGAGAGTGCATAGACGATATTATGTTAGAAAACAGTTGGGTATTCATTAGCGATTGTTTTGGTGAGATTTTTGAAGGGCTTATGTTCTGCGATTATGGCTCAATAGATAACATGCTTAGTGAGGCTTATAGCAGAATTGTTGAAGCGGCTTCTAACGCGCTGTAGATAGTATCTAGCGCGCCCATAGGTGTTGCCGACTATGGGCGCGTATAGGCACTATTGAGCGCCTAAATCGCCCATAACTAGCGTAAGGAGTGCGTTATGTATTTGAAGGACGTTGTACGATATGAGATTGTAGGCGGCGCGCTGCATAAGTCTCGCACCGATTACGATTGTGTGAGTTCAAATTTGTATTTGGGTACAGATGATTATTATGCGGCTATGCAAACGTACCTCACGTGTACGCACGATTTGCGCTATGAGTTTGCGCGTGAGGTTGAAGGCGGTTGTTGCGGTTTGCGCGGTATGCGCGATAGCGGTTATTACGTTGAGCTGCAAGCGATTAACGCAGACGATGAATGCTATCTTATAAGCCGTGCCGATTATGTATACGATGATTATATGCGTGATTTGGAAGAAGCCGAATAGCTTTTAGCCCGCCCACTCTCGTAGGAGTCGTGAGTGTGGGCGCGTATAAGCGCTATAGGTAGAGGCGCGTTAGTAATGTTTAACGCCGTAAGGAGTTAGTTATGAAGTACTATGTTAGCGACTTTATCGGCCGATATGATGAGAATGGGCAGTTTCAGTGCGATGGTGAGACTAGCCGCGTTGAGTTTGAATCATTGTCTGAAGCTGTAGAATGCTATAAAGACTCGTGTAAGCGAGTTACTGGCGAATGGATATATAACGCTAATGTTTTGGGTCGCGCTAGGCTCGATAGGTGTCAAACAGTGTTTCAAGTCGCTTTGTCGTGTGAAAACGACTTTGAGCGTGAGTATGGCCAGGAAGGGCTGTTTGAGTATGGCCCGCTTGAATTCGAGTTTGATTGCCGAGAGGGCTTTATTGAATATGATGAAGAATCCGCACTTTATAACATTACTGATACATACGTGGCAGTTCTTCATCTCACGCGCGAAGAACGCGATAAGTGGTTTGCTTTTTAGATAACTAAGGACAGCTAATGTATAATCAGATAATGCAGTTTTCCGATTACGCCATATTAATTCGGATAATATTTACGATACCATGGTTAATATTCCTTCTAGTTTGTAAGAAACGGCTATTGAAGAAAGTCGATAAGGTGTTAATGGGTGGTAAATCAGACAGTGTAGATAAGCATCTATGCTTTATTGAGTTTCCAGATGGAAGTGAGATTGCGCGTAAAATTCCCAGGGATGCGCTAGGGGTGAAAAAACTTAGGAAGCATGTTAAGGCGCTAGAAAAAATCTACAGAAAGACGATTATAGGGATATACGATAGCGTGACAGACAAATATTACAAATTTAAGTAATTCGTTAACTGAAATTTAACTTAAACGCCTTATCTGTTTAAGATAAGGCGTTTATTTTTTATAAGGCGAGTCGCTCGCGCCGGCTCGATGGGTGCCGCCTTCGGGCGTCGCGCGGGCCCGTCTTCGAGCGCCTGCGCTTCTCAACTTATGAGATTTTATACGCACAATTTTTTCGATATAAATTTTATTTAATGAGCATAAATTTCATTTTAATATAAAATCATGAACTCCGATTTTGCAAACTCGCGGCCGGGAATTAATTTTGTTCTAGCCTATACATTTATTATCGCTCCTTGCAGCTAAGAACAAGCACGTTCCAAATTATTATGCACTTAAAATTTTATCGAAATAGTACTTGCAAGTTCCGCCATTTAGTTGTAAGATGTGCTTAGCACATTGAGAACAGCACAGCTAACCGAGAAGGCAAGCAACGAAGCAACACGCAGGGAACCTCGTACTGCGCGCGGCGAAAGCCACAAAGAGAGTCGGGTTCTTCTCGGGTGCGTAAGCTTACTATATAGTATAGGGCGTCACGACGTTTCATAGCGGCTTCTAGCCTTACGGTTGTGACCTGGGAGAGTTTATTTAGAATCGTTCTTGACACTGATATTAATTAGGCTATAGTTGACTCACGTTAAGTTTCGTCTGAAAGGATGTTTTGCCATGAAGCGCACCGTCACCGTCTATTCCGCCTCCGCCTACGTTCTCGGCGAGGACCTCCAGGTTCACGAGCTCGGCCCCGTGCGCTGCGCGGCCAACTCCGAGGTCGCGGCCCGCGCCGCCCTGCGCTCGGCCGGTTACGACGTTCCGCGCGGCGCGAAGGTCAAGATTGAGGATTGCGGAAGCGCGGTTTACGAGTGCTCGCTCGAAGAGTTTCTGAGCGTGGCGCACGAGGTGACCGAGGCGGCCGAGTAGGACAGCCCGCACCGCTGGGCACGCTCCGGCGCGCCCAGACGCGCGGGCTGTCTGCCGACAAGGTGTCGGCACCCGCTGGGCAAAGAAAGGGTTTATCATGGCAGACTACGAGATGGCAGTTCAGGGCGACTACACTTCGGTCCAGGTCGGCACGACCATCGTGAACACGCTCAACCCGGTGACGTTCGAGCAGCGCAAGCTCGCCTTCAACGCCATCAACAACGCCGAGTCGCTCGATGACCACAAGGACGAGCCCATCGAGATTATCGGCATCGTGCAGAAGAACGCCACGCGCACGGACATCGAGACGGGCGAGGTGAAGCCGTGCGTTCAGACCATCCTGGTGGCCGACGCGGGCATCGGTTATTACAGCCAGTCCGTCGGCGTGGCCCGCAGCGCGGCGGCCATCCTCGACTCCATGGGCTCGCCCGAGCAGTGGCCCGACGGCAAGCTGACGGTCATGTGCTCCGAGCGCCGCATCAACGGCGGCCGCCAGCTCAAGCAGCTGGCCGTGCTCTAGGCGTTTCGGCTCGCAAGGAGGGGCTTCGGCCCCTCCTTTTAACGGCACGTATGGTTTGTGAAGATTTGGTTTTAATAGGAGGTATCCATGGACCTTTATCTTTTCGTGCTCAAGGCCGTCTGGCCCCTCATCGTCGCGGGCCTGGTCATCCCGTGCGTCGCGGCACCCGTAGCGGCGGGCCTGTGCGCGCTGTACGAGTGGGCGAAGGGCGGCAGGCGATGAGCGATATAGGTATGGGGCTGTGCCCGTGCCCGAGGTGCGGAGGGGCTCTCGCCTGTTCTTCCGGCGTCGCCGAGTGCCCGAGGTGCGGGCTGACGGTTCGACATGACGGCATGTGCCACGACAAGGACGGCACCGAGCTGCCGGAGATGCGGGAGAGGTTGCTTGAGAACAAGCGCAGGAACGCGGAAGAGTACGGGGTGTCGCTGGGATGATACTGGGAACAGTCTATCTAGCCGCAGGCCTGGTATCTGCGGCGGAAATCGTCAAGTACGCGTTCATATGCGCGCTAGCTATAAAGAGCGGCGAGGAGTGGATGGGCTACTTCCTGAGGCCCAAGTCCGTCGCCCTCGCCGCCGCACACGCCGTCGCCGCCGTCGCCTGCCTTGAGGGCGCGTGGCGGCTTCTGGGGGCGGTGCTGTGAGGACCGCCGAGGTGAACGCGCCGGTGTTGCTGGACCACTACCGGCGGCGGTGCGAGGAGCTGCGCGCCCGCGTGGCGGCGCTTGAGGGCGTGCTCGGGATGTTCGGGTACCGCCTGGGTTGGGACGGCCGCGAGTACGTGCTGGACGGCGGCCCGTGCGAGAAGGGAAGGAAGAATGGCTGAGCTTTCGCGCCACGGCGTGTGCTACGACCTCGAAGACAGCCCGTATTCGAGCGAGCGCATGGGGTGGCTTTTCATGTTTTCCTCGCAGCCTCACAAGGAGAAGTTCGACGAGGGCGTGGGCGCGCATATCATGTGGCTCAACGACTCCATGAAACGCCGTTTCGGGTTCCGTTGCGATTTCCGCGAGCTGGCCGTGTTCAACTGGTACCGGCGCTGCGAGACGCGCGGCTTTTGCGTCTACAAGTATCGGGACGATGCTATATGCTACGACAAGGTTGAGGACCTTGCAGCGATTACAGCTATGGTGGGAGGTTCGGGAGATGCCTAGGAAGAGGGTAATCAGCAGGAACATGAAGGTCGCGCACGTCCGTTACCTCGTTTTGAACGAGGGCAACAACGAGGTTGAGGAGCGCGAGGGCGACTACCTTATGGGGTATACGTCGCTGGCTGGCGTCGCCCAGCTGGCGAAGCGCAACACGGAGGATGGGTACATGTTCGTGAAGCTGCTGTCAACCGAGGTTGAGAGCGTGCTTTACGAGATGCCCGAGGAAGACTTCTTCAAATACGCCCGAAAAGCGTAAGGGGTGTCTATGGCTGCGGGGAACAAGTTTCAGCCAAAGGGCAAACGCTCGCTCGGCAAGTTGCAGCTTGAGTGGAACCGCGAGGTTGATTTGCTGAACCGGCGCATCCGCGCTGCGGAGAGGCAGGGTTACGTATTCGCCGACAAGTCGTTCATACCGCAGGCGGGTGCTCGCGCTTCGCGCTCGAAAATCGAGAAGCTGCGGCGGCTGCGCAAAGACGAGCTGCTTAAATATTCCACCGTGTACGAGAACGGCAAGGCCGTCAAGGGCTCCGAGGTGGCAAAGCGCAAGAGGCGTGAGGCGGCCAGGAAGGCCCGCGCGGCGCAAGCCGCCAAGCTCGCCGCAGCAAAGGCCCCGACGGTGGAACCGGCTGCAAAGGTTCCGACCATGAACGTTTCAAGGCACGTCATAAACACGTTTTTCGACGGCGCGAGCCAGTTTAAAATCAACCCGTTCTACGGGTACGTCTTTACCTTCCTCGAAGGCCTGGAGACGAAGTATTCTGAAACCGAGTTTGCAAGCATAATCGAAGGTCTGGCGGCGGAAGGTATACAGGTAGACTGGGCAACGACATATTACGCCGAAGACGCCCAGCGGTTCGTTACGGACGTTACGGGCTATCTTGAGCGCAGGGGGCTCATGAGCTCGGACAGCAGGTCCGAAGTGCTCGATTATTACGAGGTTGAGAACTGGCAGGACTATGACAAGTGAAAAAGAAACCGAGGGTGTTCGTCTGTGACTTTGAGACCACGGTGTACGAGGGCCAGACCTCCACCGAGGTGTGGGCGTCGGCGTGCGTTGAGCTGTACAGCGAGGACGTGCAGGTGTTCGGCAGCATCGGCGAGCAGTTCGAGTACTTCGAGTCGCTCGGGTGCGACATCAAGGCGTATTATCACAACTTGAAGTTCGACGGCTCGTTCTGGTTGTGGTACTTCATCGCCGAGCGTGGTTTCACCCAGGCGCTCGTCGGCAGGCAGGAGGACGGAGACCTGCGCTTCGACCGGAAGATGCGCAACGGAGAGTTCTCGTACTCCATCTCCGACATGGGCCAGTGGTACTCGCTCACCTACAGGTGGCGCGGCCACACCGTTGAGCTGCGCGACTCGCTCAAGCTGCTGCCGTTCAGCGTGAAGGCGATAGGCGAGAGCTTCAAGACCCGTCATAAGAAGCTTGAGATGGAGTACACGGGCTACCGCTACCCCGGCTGCGAAATAACGCCCGAGGAGCGCCGCTACATCGAGAACGACGTGCTGGTGGTTAAAGAGGCGCTTGAGACGATGTACGACCAGGGCCACACCAAGCTCACCATAGGGTCGTGCTGCCTTGACGAGTTCAAGAAGACCTTTGCGTTCGGCGACATGTACGACGCGATGTTTCCGAACGTGTACGAGATGGAGCTGGACCCCGGGGAGCACCGCTACGCCGCGGTGGGCGAATGGGTGAGAAAGAGCTACCACGGCGGCTGGTGCTACCTGGTAAAGGGCCGCGAGGGCAGGCGGGCGCACGGCGGAACGACCGCCGACGTGAACAGCCTGTACCCCTCCATGATGCACAGCGAGTCTGGGAACCGCTACCCGGTGGGCGAGCCGACGTTCTGGACGGGGAACCGCATTCCGGAGGAAGCCGTGAAGGACGGGCGCTACTGGTTCGTGCGCGTGAAGACGCGCTTCTACCTGAAACCCGGCTACCTGCCCTGCATCCAGATTAAGGGCAACCCGCTTTACCGCTCCACGGAGTGGCTGGAATCGAGCGACGTGTACGACTACGACGAGCAGCGCTATCTGAGCGAGTTCGTGGACGAGCGCGGCAACCTGCGGGACACGCGCGTTGAGATGACGTGGACCATGACCGACCACGAGCTGATACGAGAGCACTACGACCTGGTGGATTTCGAGATATTGGACGGCTGCTGGTTCCGCTCCGAGTCGGGAATCTTCGACGCATACATCGACAAGTACCGCCAAATCAAGATGACCTCGAAGGGCGCGGTCAGGCAGCTCGCCAAGCTGTTCCTCAACAACCTGTACGGCAAGCTGGCCTCAAGCACTCGTTCCTCGTTTAAAGTCGCCTACCTCAAGGACGATTTGTCTCTCGGCTACCGCATCGTGGACGAGAACGACAAGGAGCCCGGCTACATCCCCGCCGGGGCCGCCGTCACGAGCTACGCGCGCGCGTTCACGATACGCGCCGCCCAGGCGAACTACCACGGTCCTGACGCGCCGGGCTTCATCTACGCCGACACCGACTCGATACACTGCGACCTGCCGCCCGAGGAAATCGCAGGCATCAAGGTCCACGACAGCGCCTTCTGCTGCTGGAAGCTCGAATCGCAGTGGGACGAAGCCGTGTTCGTGAGGCAGAAGACATATATGGAGCACGTGACTGGGCACGACGGCGAGCCCTGCGAGCCATCGTGGGACCTCAAGTGCGCGGGCATGCCCGAGCGCTGCAAGCAGCTGTTCGTGATGTCGATGAACGGCGATGAGCCGGGCGAGGGTTTCAGCGAAGCCGAGCGGGAGTTCGTCAAGGTGAGGCGCACGCCTGACGATTTCGCGGTTGGACTCAAGGTTCCGGGCAAGCTCAGGGCCACGAGCGTCCCAGGCGGTACGCTGCTCGTGGAGTCCACCTTCGAGCTGCTGGAGCACCCGTCCACGAGGACGTTCCGGTAAATAAAAGGAGGGCCCGCAAGGGCCCTCCAAAGAATGTATCCGGTGCATCTGGTCCGATAGAGCCGCTAGCATGGGCGAAAATACGGTACGGGCCGCGTCTTCCAGCGGTGCCTTCCCGCCCGCACAAAACCGGTGGCAGATGGGGATACCACCCAAGTATAGCAGGCGAGCTAGTAGCTGACAAGCCGCATGAGCGCCTCTTTGCACGCCAGGTCCTTGAAGCGGAAGCAGCCGCGGTTGAAGAAGTAGCGCAGCGTGGAAATCATCACCTCGTTGCGCTTGAGCACGACGTAGTTAACGTTGTGGTCATCGGTGGTCACGGCGATGCGCGTTGAGAAGGACTCGTCGGCGCTATCGTCGCAATAGAGCACGCCGGATTGCTGGTACTCTCGGATGGCGTAGTCCTTGCCGTTGTAGCGGATGGTGCAGATATAGCGGCTCTTGCCGCCGGGTTTGTCCACGAAGGCCACGGAGTCGTTCAGGTACACGTTCTGCGCGGCGAACTCGACGTAGTTGTTTCGCGAGAAGGCGCGGTTGAATGCGCTTTCCTGCTGCGCCCTCGAAGCCGTCTCGATGAACGCCTGCTCCAGCACGAAGCCCTCGCCGCGAAGGAAGTTGCAGCCCTCCTTGAGGCGCGGCGCGATGCCGAGTTCGGTGAAGTACGGGTTGATGATGCTCACGCAGTTCGAAATCATGTAGAGCGGTACGTATCGGACCTGCTTTCCGTTTCCTCGCGCGATGGAGGTGTGGACGGAGAGGAGCCGCTTGATTTCGTCGCTCAGGTACTTGTTGTCCTCGGATTGGAACTCGTCGAAAACGAGCGAGTCGATGTCCGAGAACAGGTGCGAGTACTTCTTGATTTGGTTCGAGTCGTTGAGGGCCATAGCGTAGCCGCAGGGCTCGCCGTCCAGGAAGAGCTCGTGGTACTTGCCGTTCGCGCGGCGTTCGGACTCCATCTCCGAGCCGGGGAAGAACAGCTGTTTGAGCACCTTGAAGAATTTGTCGGCCACATCGTCCAGCTCGTAGTTGTAGCGGTAGAGGAGCCCGAACTTCGCGCCCGTCTTTCTGAAGCGGTTCACGCAAAGGCGGTTGAAGTACACCGTCTTTCCGCCGGTTCGGTTGCCGACGCAGATGTAAATCTCCGGCTTGTTGCCGTTGATGTCCGTCATAGAGAGAAGTTTCGTGCCGTCGTAATATTCGACCTCGGCCATGGTTTATCCTTTCGTATAGAGTGCGGTTTAAGTATAGCAAACAGGAGGTGCCTAAGTGCCGTCGCTGACAAGCGCATACAACTGGATGGTAAACAAGTGCAACGCCGACAACGTGGGATACAGCGCAGACCTAGAGAAGAGGCAGGGGAAAATCGTAGACGGAATCCAGTACTACGACTGCTCCTCGCTAATATCTGCGATGATGTACGAGAACGGGTTCATGAGCACCAACCCGTGGTTCGCCACGTCAACCATGACCCCGTACATGGTGGGCGCGGGGTGGACGGATTACAAGTTCCCGAGCGGGACCGTGACCATGGCCGCCCAGAACGGCGACGTTCTCATGCGGGACGACGGCGAGTTCTCGGGCTACTACGGCCACACCGAGATGGTCTACGACGCGGCAAACGGCTACCTCATGGGCGCGCACTCGGCGAACCACACCCTGGCGGACCAGGTGTCCATCGGCTCGTACGAGCGCGTCAAGTCCGAGAAGTGGAGCCATCTGTTCCGGTATCAACTTTCAACAGGTTCAACTGATTCAAACGACTTTTCAACAGCCGGTTTCCCGTACAAGAACAACTCGGGGCTTACGTGGCGTTACGAGCTGTCTACCTCCGGGTACGGGCAGTACAGCGAAGAGGCCATCAACAACGCCAAAATCATCTACTACTTCCTGTACAACATCGGCTGGTCCAGGACCGCCATAGCCGCGTTTCTGGGCAACGTGCAGCAGGAATGCTCAATGAACCCGGGCTCCTCGGAGGGCGGCGGAGGAGCAGGTTTCGGCCTTGTCCAGTGGACCCCTTCGACGGTTCTTGACGATAAGCTCAAGGTCATTTACGGGTCAAGCTCGCCGAACTACGACGGCACCAGGCAGATGAACGTAATCATAGCCGAGTATATGCAGACAAACTATCGCCAAAACAACGACTTCGCCAAGGACGTTGGCGTCGAGTGGGAGTGGATTAACAGCGACGGCAGCAAGTACACCTTGTCGTTACCGGAAACGGACTGGTACGACTGGGCGCACGACACGACCACTTCGTTGGAAAACATGGTCAAGATATTTATGGTATCATACGAGAGGCCTGCATACGATGACCCGTGGTACAAGAGGGTGACATACGCAAACTACTGGTACGACTACTTCAAAGACTACGACCCGCCTTCGGTCGGCGGCGGGGCAGGTTCGGTCTCCAAAGGCAAGCGCAAAAAGGGCATGCCGCTGTGGATGCTCTTGGGATGGTATTAGGAGGAAAGCATGGCAGTGCTCAACAAGGAAGAGTTCTTTGACTCGGTACGCGGCATGGTCGGAAGCGACACGTCCGACGCCTCAATCAAATTCGTTGAGGACATGACCGACACCTACTCGTCGCTAGAAGCCGGTGTGAACGGCGACGGGGTGGACTGGGAGAAGAAGTGCCGCGAGGTGGAGGAGTTCTGGAAGAGCCAGTACCGCTCGCGCTTCTTCTCAAGCCCGATGGAAAACAACCCGAACGGCGCGCCGGGGGCAGGTGATGCAGGCCAGGCGGCGCACCCGGAAGACATAGACGTTCAGGACCTGTTCAAGTAAGCAAGCACTGACAGAAAGGAGAACCCATGGCTACCGTACCCTCGGTTTCCACGTTCTCGGCCACGAGCGCAGACGTGCTCAACGCCATCCGCAACAACGCGAGCACCAACTACCGCGACTATGTGCCGGTGGCGACCACCGACGAGTCCGTGAAGGAGGTCGGCTCGGTAATCATGCAGTTCCAGCCCCTCCAGAACGAGTTCCTGGACACGCTGGTGAACCGCATCGGCCTGGTGCTCATCAAGAACAAGATGTTCAGCAACCCCTGGACCATGTTCAAGAAAGGCATCCTCGACATGGGCGAGACGGTTGAGGAGATTTTCGTTAACCTCGCCGAGCCCTATGTGTACGACGAAGCCCTCTCCGAGAGCACCGTGTTCCAGCGCGAGGTGCCCGACGTGCGCGCGGCGTACCACAACGTCAACTACCAGACGATGTACCAGACCACCGTCAACAAGGCGCAGCTGCGCAAGGCGTTCACCACGCCCAACGGCGTCGTTGACCTCGTGGAGAAGATTACGAGCGCGCTCTACAGCTCGGCCGCCAACGACGAGTTCCACATGATGAAGTACGTCCTGGCGCGTCACATCTGCAACGGCCAGATTAAGCCCGTCACCGTGCCCACCGTCGCGGCTTCCAACGCCTCCGCCATCGCCTCCGCCATCAAGGCCGTGTCCAACAACTTCGAGTACATGGGCGACGAGTACAACCTCGCTGGCGTTCAGAACTTCTCGCTCAAGGACTCGCAGTACCTGGTCATGTCGGCCGACTTCGACGCGGTTATGAGCGTCAACGTCCTGGCCCAGGCGTTCCACATGGACGAAGCCAAGTTCATAGGGCACCAGGTCGGCGTTGACTCGTTCGGCAAGCTCAACGTGCGCCGCATCAACCGCCTCATGGGCTTCCCCGACGATACCGAGCTCTTCACTTCCGAGGAGCTCGCGCTGCTGGACACCGTTCCCGCCGTCATCATCGACACCGACTGGTTCATGGTGTACGACCAGGAGCCCGAGTTCAACAACATCTACAACCCCAAGGGCCGCTATTGGAACTACTTCCTCCACTGCTGGAAGTGCGTCTCCATGTCGCCGTTCGCGAACGGCGCGGTCCTCGTGCCCGGCACGCCTGCGGTTACCTCCATCACCGTGTCGCCCGACTCGGCCACGGTGTACAAGGGGCAGCACCTCCAGCTGAGCGCCGAGGTCGCGACCTCCAACTTCGCGCCCAAGGCCGTGGACTGGACTTCGAGCGACCCCGACAACGCGCCGGTTTCGAGCACCGGCGTGGTCCAGGTCGGCTCGGGCGCTTCCGGCACCGTCACCGTGACGGCCACGAGCGTCTACGACGCCAGCAAGACGGCGAAGGCGACGCTCACCGTGGCCTAAGCCGCAAAGGCAGCGAAGTTCGGGGCGGGGCGGGAGCCCTGCCCCTTTTCATGTACGGAGGTGAGACGTGAGCACAATTATCGCGCCTAACACAACGGTGCTTCTCCTTACCGGCGTCCCGCTGGACAACACGTTCGAGCACACCATCTACTTCCACACCGAGGAAGCGCAGCAGCGCTACTTCTTCTCGAAGGTCAAGTACACCTTCCCCAACCAGACCTACCAGCGCGTGAACAACGGCACCATCAACGTGGCCGCCGTTGCCGACGATATTTACGACTGCAACTACATCATGTTTCAGAACGCCAGCTACGGCGACAAGTGGTTCTACGGCTTCATCACGGGAATCGACTACGTAAACGACCTCACCTCCGAGGTGCGCTACCAGCTGGACGTGATGCAGACCTGGTTCTTCGACTACCAGCTGGGCGAGTGCTTCATAGACAGGGAGACTCCGGAAAGCGACGATTTGTACGGGAACCTCGTTCCTGAAAACATCGACTGTGGGCCGGAATATGTGGCCGACAGCTACAGCGAGCACAAGCTGTACAACACAGGTCTAAACGAGATGGCCATCTGTATGATTGTGTCGAAACTTGTGTACACCGGATACCAGGTCACGTATACAGAAGAAAAAGACACTACGTATACTTCTGTTATTAACGGGTTGGCCACGCCGCTTTATATGCTGTATGGTTACTCTACATACGACTATAATAAAAACGTTGTATATATCAGCGGAGGCGGATACAACCACGCTATGGTAGACCCAGACTGCTCGCTTTTTAACCTCCCCGCCGCCCTAGAATACTATATAGACCAAGGTCAAGAAGACGCCATAATAGCGATGTATCAATACCCGAGCGGTTGGGGGGCTACTACCAGCAACGTTGCCGTCGGGGAAGAAGTGGTGACGCTTAAGAAGCCGACGACGCTTGACGGATATACCCCTATAAACAAGAAGCTGTACACCTACCCCTATTGTTACGTCTATTGCACCAACAACAACGGTACCGCCCAGACGTATAAGTGGGAGAACTGGTTCACCAACCGCACCTTTGCCGAGTTCCAGCCGTATCAGTTCGGTATATCCGGCACCATCGTCGGGCAGCCGACCGCCCTTGCGTACCCCAAGTTCTATCAGGGTATCACGCAGAACCTGGACTCCGGAATCGCACTCAACGGGTTCCCGCAGTGCGCGTGGGTTGGCGACGTGTACGCGGCATATCTGGCCGGCCACGCGAACCAGTTGCAGCAGTCCATCATCGACGCTGGCGCTTCGAGCATGATTCGTGGGGCGATGTTAGGCGCAAGCGCGGCGTCTCAGTTTGCTACAGGGACGGCGAAAGTGGGCGCGACTATGCTTGGCGCGGCGGGCGGCGCTGTGGTTGGCACGTCGTATGGTATGGCTACCGAGATTGCCGACCAAATGGCAATGAAATCAGACCTACAGAACGTGCCGCCGCAGGTTCACAATCTTGCAAACAACGAAATGCTCACAATTGCAATGAAGAAGTTCGGTTTCAGTTGGTATTGCATGTCAATCCGCGCCGAGACCGCAAAGCGAATCGACACATACTTCTCACGCTACGGGTATGCCACGAAACGGGTGAAGGTTCCGAACAGAAACGTGCGCGCCTACTGGACATATACCAAGACGGTGGGGTGCGTGGTCACGGGCTCGGTCCCGTCGGCGGATATGAACGCAATCTGCAAAATCTACGACAACGGGATAACGTTCTGGACCAACGGCGACTATGTGGGCAACTACGGATTGGACAACTCGGTAGAGAACACCGTGTGGCCCGAGGGCAGCGGCGGCTCGGGCATCGCGGTTGACGGCTACTGGGGCTCCAACACGACCATACGGTTGCAGCAGGTGCTCGGCACGACGGTTGACGGCGAGATTTGGCACCAGTACTACGACACGTGCTACTCGCCGTACCACTCCACCGGCTGGAAGTACGACTCCACGCTGAGCGGCTCGCCGGTCATCAAGGCGCTCCAGGCCAAGCTCGGCGTGACCCAGGACGGTCTCATGGGCGCGTCCTCGCGCACGGCGCTGTGCAACCGTTACGGCGTGTCCTCGTACTACGACGCCGTGAAGGCGCTCCAGACGAAGCTAAATTCCGGAACTGTGTAAGGAGGAAGCATGGGAAGAGGTAAGTTCGTGCCCGCGCCGAACGCCAAGAAGCGGCGCAAGGAGCAGGTTGAGGCCGAGCTGCTGGCCCAGGAGTCGTACGCATACTACTACGACAGGTTGACCGAGCTGGCCATATCGATGTTCGAATGGGTTGGCCTTCCGCCGGAAATAGACGTTGTGTACCTTGAGCGCTCGCTGTACGAGAACGGGCACGTCGTGTTCTTCCGCGACGCTGAGGCGGACGCCTACGCCGTGATGAAGGCGACGCTCTCGGGCCAGCCCGACATCTACGGCATACCAACGGAACGCCAGGTGTACGCCATAAACGGCTACCACGCGACGCTGTACCCCGAGAACAGCGTGATAGTCTTCAACAACTCGCTGAGGGGGCCCACATCGCCGGTCATCGACATGTTCGCGCGCAAGATGGCCGACATGTCGCGCACCATCGACGTCAACCTCAACGCGCAGCGCACGCCGGTGCTGGTGCGGTGCAGCGAGAAGCAGCGCCTCACGCTCAAGAACATGTACGAGCAGTACAGCGGGAACGCGCCGGTGATTTTCGGCGACGCCGAGACGCTGGACCCCAAGGGAATACAGACCTTCTCCACCGGCGCACCGTATGTGGCCGACAAGGTGTACCAGCTGACCACGCAGCGTTGGAACGAAGCCATGACCTACCTGGGCATCTCAAATGTGAACACCTCCAAGAAGGAGCGCATGATTACCGACGAGGTGCTGCGAAACATGGGCTCCACCGTGGCGAGCCGCTACTCAAGGCTTGAGGCCAGGCGGCGCGCGTGCAGGCAGATAAACGCGCTGTTCGGGCTAAACGTGAGCTGCAACTACCGCGAGGACTTCGAGCTGTACGACGATGAGGCGGCCAGCCCCACGACGGAAGGGGCGGACGTTGAGGCAGGTGGTGGCGAGTGAGCGTCTACACTACCGAGGTTCGCTACATCTGCGAAGAGGCGGCGGGGCTAACCGGGTCCGTCGGCTACGCTTCCGTGAACGACGTGCTGGCCAAGGCCGCCCCCAAGGTCTTCGACTTCGACTTCCCCATCTACGACGAGGACTACCGGCTCGTGCTTGAGACCAAGATACTCAAGCACTACTACACGCGCGAGATAGGCGCGGAGACCGTCGGCCTGTGGAAGCTGTGGCTCGACGCCAAGATGAACGAGATTATGCCGTTCTACAACAAGCTGTACGCGTCGGCGCTCATCGAGTTCGACCCCATGGCCGACTACGAGATGGTCACGCAGCACACCGGCTCGGGCGGCGGCACCACTAAGGACGAGGGCAGCTCGAAGGACAAGAAGGTCACAGGTTCCGAGGGCAAGAACGTTACCGGCAGCGAAGGCAAGAACGTCACCGGAAGCGAAGGCAAGAACGTCACAGACAGCGACACCACCGGAAAGAGCAGCACGACCACGAAGGACACCGACGTTGTGGACACGTCCAGCACGACGCAGGACACGCGGACCGACGATTTGACCAAGTGGCAGTTGTTCTCGGACACCCCGCAGGGCAATCTCGGCGCGGTGAAGGACATGTCCTACCTCACCAACGCGACCCAGAACACAGACACCGGCACGGTAAAGACCGTGACGAGCGTAACCGGCAAGAACACCGACACGTTCGACGGCCTGGAGACCGGTTCCTCCTCGGTTAGCGTGGACGCTACCGAGACCACCAAGCTGGACACGACCGAGACCACCAAGCTGGACACGACCGAGACCACCAAGCTTGACACCACCGTCACGGGCGAGGGCTCCACCACCAAGTCGCGCACCGTGACCAGCACCGACGAGTACGTTAACAAGGTCAAGGGCAAGCGCAGCACGACCAGCTACTCCGAGCTGCTCGAAAAGTACCGCAAGACGCTCCTAAACATCGACATGATGATAATCGGCGAGCTCTCCGAGCTGTTCATGGGGCTGTGGTAGAGGCATTAACGAGTGTAGAAACCGTAGAGAAGCGGCAACCTCGCAAGGGGCTGCCGCTTTTCGGCGTTATAAGGGTAGGCGACGAAAGGAGCACCCATGAACAACCAGTTCGGCTACGGGTACAACGGGTACGGCTACAACGGGTATCAGGGAAGCATGGGAAACGTCCAGCAGGGCCAGCCGGTGAACGGCCTGGTCAAGGTCAACGGCATAGACGGGGCGAAGGCGTACCAGATGCCGCCGAACAGCGTCATGCCGCTGTTCCACTCGTCCGAGGACATCCTCTACATCAAGGTCACAGACGGCGCTGGCTTCCCCGAAATCCGCGAGTTCTCGTTCACGCCCATCGAGTCGAAACACGAGTCGGCGGCGGACTATGTGAGCCGCTCCGAGTTCGAGGAGTTCAAGGCCAGCGTGCTCGGGAAGGGCGGCGAGAAGGATGGCAAGTAGCATTTTCGGGAACATGCGGCAGGGCGGGAACGTGCAGAACGTCGTGAGCCGGGTGCGGGCCCTCATGAACGGCAACGGCGCTGAGGCCGTCGGCCAGATGCTCATGAGGTCCAACCCGCAGTTCGCGCAGTTCGTGAACGCGAACAGGGGCAAGTCGCTGGAGCAGGTCGCGTCTGAGAACGGCCTGAACTACTCCGACGTTTCGAGGTACTTCTAGCGCGGAATCGCGGCACAGGGCCGTGGTTATAGTCGGGAAGGAGCGTGCAGCCATGACTGAGGGTTATTCGCTCGGCGACCTTGCGGCTGTCACCAACCAGCGGAACTACAACGACGGGTGGGGAGGTGAAGGCGGTTGGTTCGGCATGATTATCCTGTTCGCGCTCATCTTCGGATGGGGCGGAAACGGTTTCGGCGGCGGGAACAACGCGGCGCTGACCGAAGCGGGGATGTGCGGCATGAACAACTTCACCCAGCTCGAAAACGCGGTGGGCCGTCTGAACGACTCCATCGCGCAGCAGAACATGATGCTGAGCAACGGCATGTGCAACCTCGGCTACCAGAACCTGGAGCAGTTCTCCAACCTCCAGCGCGACCTGTGTACCGGCTTCGCCAACGGCGTGGCCGCGACCAACGCCGTGGGAGCCCAGATGCAGCAGTGCTGCTGCGAGACGCAGCGGGCCATCGACGGCGTGAACTACAACGTCGGCCAGCAGTCCTTCGCGATGCAGGCCAACGACACCGCGAACACGCAGAAGGTGCTCGACGCGCTGTGCGACATGCGCATGGAGATGAAGAACGACCAAATCAGCCAGATGGCCAGCCGCATCAACCAGCTTGAGCTGAACCAGGCCGTCGGCAACGTCGTGCGCTACCCCACCTCGTTCGCGTACACGGCGGGGAACAACCCGTTCTGCGGCTGCAACGGCTGCTGCTAACCGATGGCGGCGGGCCCGTGCGAGGGCCCGCCGCCTCCTGTGAAGGGAGGGCGCTGCGATATGTGCAACGCTGCGATATGCACCGTCAACCAGAGCGCCGCCGCGCTGGCGCTGGCCGCGAACGGCGCGCCCGTCTCCGTGCCGCTCGGCACCGTCCAGGCCGAATGCAACCAGTGCGGGTGCGACAAGGCGCTGTCTCTAGTCGGCAACGGAATCGCGCTCGGGCGGCGCGGGCTGTACGAAATCGAAGCAAACGTCACGGTCACGGCCACGGCCGCAGGCGTGCTGACGTTCTGGCTGCTCAAGGACGGCGTGCCCGTAACCGGCGCGCAGTCGGCCAACACCGTGTCGGCGGGCGGGACCGTCACGGTGCCCGTCGGGCGCGTCGTGAGCAACAAGTGCTGCGAGCCCGGTTCGGTGGTCACGGTGGCGGTTTCCTCGACCACCGCCAACACGGTGACGGTCAACAACGTCACCGTCGATGCGGTCAAGCTGTGACCGAGGACGCCGAGCTTTGCAGGCTCAACGTGTCGGTAAACTCCGCCAACCTGGTGGCGAACCTCGAAAACGTGAGCGTCAACAGGGAATCGTCCAGGCTGGCGGAGGAGCGGCACGCCGAGACAACCGGTCTCCTCAGGGAGATACTAGAAGAGCTGAGAAAGGCGGGCGATGGACGTGGAAGCGGTCGATGTGTTCACCGAGATTGCCAAGTATGAGGCCGAGGGCCTCATGTTCCACGACGGCATGGCCGACTATTTCGACTACCTCAACCTCATGGGCTTCAAGCGGCTCCACGAGTACAGGTTCCTGGCGGAAGCAGTTGAGATGCGCGGCGTACACCGCTACTTCATCAACCACTTCGGCCTGCCGCTGAACGGCTTCACGCCGGAGAAGAAGCAGGTCATCCCTTCCGTCTGGCGCGGCTTCGAGCGCGACGCGATAGAGCAGTCGGCGAAGCGCAGCGCCGTGGCCGAGAACTTCGAGGAATGGGTGAGGTGGGAGAAGAAGGGAAAGCGCCTCATGGAGGAGTCCTACCAGCAGCTGTGCAACCTCAACGAGGTCGCCGCCGCGTGCAAGGTGCGGGAGCTCGTCCACGACGCCGACATGGAGCTGAAATGTGCGCAACGTATGCACATCCGCCTCAAGACGATTGACTACGACATGGTGGCAATTGATATGATGCAGGACGAGCTTCACGAGCAGTACCGCAAGAAGGAAGAGAGCCTGGGAGTGGACATATGCTGAGCCTTACCGTTATCGAAGAGCACATCGCCGACCTCGAAGACAGGGAGACCACCTATTCGAACTGCGAGAAGCTGGCGTGCCTGTATATAGTGCGCGACCACCTCAAGGCCGAGACCGAATCTTCCCGAACCTCTACCGCAAGCGACGATTCGGTGTATAATGCCGTCAAGTCGCTTGACTACGAGGAGGTCCGAGATGCACTTGCCAGCGCCCTGAAGATTATCAAGACCATGCACCCCGCGATGTACGAAGAGATGATGGCCAAGCTGCAAGAGTAAGGAACCGTGGTGGAAGTGGGACTTGAATTCATAAACGACATACCCTGGGGAGCGGTCCTGTGCGCGTGCCTGTTTATGGTCATGGACGTGGTTACAGGGTTCACCCAGGCGGCCGCGAACGGCGACATCAAGAGCTCGAAGATGCGACAGGGGATGTGGCACAAGCTGGGGTTTCTGCTGGGAATAGCGTTCTCGGTCCTGCTCTCGCTGACAATAAGCTACTCGGGAGTCGGCGAAGTCATCTTGGAACAGTACGGCTTCAACGTGGACGATTCGGTGACGCTTGTCACGTGCGCGTACGTCGTGGTGTGCGAAGCCGTCTCGATTATCGAGAACATCGGCAAAATCACGCCGGAAATCGGGACGTTTCTCACGAAATGCACCGGCATAACCGGCCACAAGGACGAAGAGGACGGGGGAACCAAGAATGTATGACGAGCTTCCCGACTACGACTGGATGCCCGACCTGCGATTCTGCGTGAACGTCGTTCCCGACGGGGATTGGGACGAAATCCCGTTCGACGGAGACTACAGCGACTACAACGGGGCTGTTTCGGACGAAGAGCTCGAAGGGGATGGGTTCTATGCTTAGCAACTGCGGCCACGGCGAGTCGGGCTACACCAACCAGAACGCCGGAGACCAGGACGGCACCGAGTACCGCCTGTGCGGGTGGTTCAGCTACCCGTGGAGCTGCGTGCTGCGCTACACCGACGATAAGGTGGCCGACGTAATCGCAGACCTCGCCGAGAAGGCGGCCAAAAACGACCACGTCGGATACGACCAGACCGACCGGCTTACCTTCTGGAAGCAGCTTGAGGCGAACGGCTACAGGCCCGACCTCATCTCCGAGGACTGTGAGGCCGACTGCTCCAGCTCCACCTCCGCAATCGTGAAGGCGGCGGGCATCCTCACCGACAACGCCAAGCTAGCCAACGTGGAGACCTGGCTTACCACCTACATCATGCGCGACAAGCTGCATGCCGCAGGCTTCGAGGTCCTCACGGCCGCAAAGTACCTCACCTCGGCCGACTACCTCCGCCGCGGCGACATCCTGCTGAACGACGATAACCACGTGTGTATCAACGTGACCGACGGCGAGCTGGCCGAGAAGGAGTACGACGAGTTCGCCATCAGCCCCAACATCAGCTTGCAGCTCGAAGCCGACGGCTACTGGGGAACCCTCACCACCACGCGCCTACAGCAGGTGCTCGGGACCGTCGTGGACGGCGAGGTCTGGCACCAGTACCCCGGCAGCTGCGAGGACGAGCGCCAGACCACCGGGTGGAAGTACGACAAGACGCAGCAGGGCAGCCCGTGCATCCGCAAGCTGCAAGAGACCATCGGCACCGAGGTTGACGGGCTGTGGGGCCCCAACTCGCGCCGCGCCATGGCGGAGCACTACAACGCGGCCGACTACGCGGGCGCAATCAAGGCTTTGCAGAACAAGCTCAACCAGGGAGAGGTTTAACGATGGCGAACGACGTGTGGATTCCCTGCTTCGAGTACAGCAAGGGCGACGTGGTTTCCTACAGGTACTTCTCGTATGAGGCGGTGCGCGACGTTCCCCGCAACGTCAACATCGGCGACCCCGACTACTGGCAGCCCTACAAGGGCAAGGAGGAAGGGGCCGAGTCTAAGCCGGAACCCGAGCCAGCGAAGAAGGCCGCGCCCAAAAAGCTAGCCAAGAAGGTGGAGAAGGCCGTGGACAAGGAGCCTGCCGAGGAGCCCGACGCCGGAGGTGAGGCGGATGATAAACGCCTTTAGGTTCTGGTGCCAGCGCGTCCTGCCTTTCGTCTACGACGATTCGCTGAGCGCGCTTGAGGTTCTCACCAAGGTCGTGGCCAAGCTCAACGAGGTCATCGAGTCCGAGAACACGGTGTCCGAAGCCACGGAAAAGGCCGTGGCCGAGCTTGCCGACCTCGCGGCCGAGTTCGAGAAGTTCAAAGACGGCGGCTTCGACGAATACTACGAGGAAAAGCTCGAAGAGTGGACCGACAAGTACGCCGAGACCGTCATCAAAGAAGTCTTCAAGAAGCAGGTGTATTTCGGTCTGACAGATGACGGCTACTTCTGCGCCTACATCCCCGACTCGTGGGGCGACATCACGTTCGACACCGGTGTGATATACGGCGAGCCCGAGTACGGCCGCCTGGAACTCATCTATTAAGGGGCAGCGATGGCAGTAACACAGTACAAAGGCGCGCGGTACGTGCCCAAATTCGCCGACCCAGTGGAGTGGTCCAGCGGGCGCAGCTACGAGAGCCTCACCGTGGTCACCTACAGGGGCGACTCGTACACCTCGAAGCAGGCCGTTCCCGCCGGTATCAGCATCGACAACGGCGACTACTGGGTAATAACCGGCAACTACAACGGACAGATTGAGCAGTACCGAACCGAGGTCAAAGACGCCGTGCGCAACACGTGGCGGAACGTGGTGCTCGTAATCGGCGACGCCTGCATCGGCACGTCGTATAACGGCAGTTGGTCGCTTTCAAAGCGCACGGTAGGCTCTACGACGGTGTACCCGCCTGGTATGTATTTCGGTGCGATTGCAGCGGGGTTGGACGCCTTTGGCGGCAGCAACAGCGACATCTTCCTTTCCGGCTGGGTTGGGGCAGGCTTCTACAGCAAAAGTCTGAGCACAAACAAGACGTTCGCCGACTACCTGGCAGACTCTTACACCTATATCAATAACTATACAAGCAACGGAATAACGTACAGCAGCGACATGGTGGGCGACATTATATTTGTGACCAGCGGGCCCGACGCTACGTATCTGAGTGAAAACAGCTTGACATCCGCCGCCCTGTACAGCAAAATCGCAGAAACGCTAAACGGAGCACGAGACTACTTCCCCAACGCCAAAACCACGCTGATACAGCTGAACGACGGCCCAAGGGCCAACCTTTATACATATTCAAACTACACCGGATTGTTCGATTGCTACGGAACAAAATATATAGAAGAACGTGGCTATATGAGGGCAAGGAAATTCGCAGAAGACTCAACGTACCTGGTAAGGTGGGCTAACACCAATGACCTTGTAACTAAAGTATCTGGCTCGTTCACAACCACTATGCTTATCCCCAACGTGGTAAAACAGATTATGTACGGCGGTGGATGGCAATATAATATAACGCCGTTCCTGAACGCAACCGGAAGCGCAATGCAAACATCGCTGTTTATGCTTGTTGACCATACAGGTAAAGCTATCATTAACGGACGTATCGACTTGAGCGGAACGGCAACGCCTGGGTCAACAATTGCTAAAATGAGCCAGTACTACAACTATATTTTCGACAGTACCGACAGCTCTAGAGTATACATGGGGAATTTCGTAAGCTCAACAGGGCAATTTGGAAACTATATAATGAAGCCAGACGGAACTATTAGCATCTATGCAATCGCTGGAAGCACCTCCAGCAGCATGGTCGTAAGCGGGTCGCTGTATCTTTCCACTATTACAGCTGAAACAAATTAAGCGAGGTGAACCATGGGTCAAGATAGAAGGTATATCGGCTCTCGATACGTGCCTGTGTTCGCGGAACCGGCCGAGTGGAGTTCCGCGCGAACCTACGAGCCGCTTACCATCGTGCTCGACGGGCTGAACAGCTACACGTCTAAGCAGTATGTGCCTAAGGGCGTCGCGCTGACCGACGAGAACTACTGGGCGTTGACCGCAAACTACAACGCACAGGTTGAAGACTACCGAAAGACCGTGCAGAAGTATGTTGACAAGGAAACCGCAATTGCCAGCGGCACGGTGCTCGGCTCGGTTACCATAGGCGACGGTATCGACGTTGACAACGGCCGCATCAGCGTGCCTGACGCCAGCAAGACCGTTAAGGGCATCGCGCAGGTTGGCACGGGTATCAACGTGAGCAACGGCGTCATCTCGGCATCACCCGAGAGCGTAGGGGCCGCAGCGGCGGTACACGAGCACGCGGCGTCCGACGTGACCAGCGGGACGCTCGCGGTGGCCAGGGGCGGCACCGGGCTTTCGGCCAGCCCCAGCTTGCTGACCAACCTGGCATCAACCACGGCCGCAAACGTGCTACAGGCCAGCCCCAGGCCGGGTGTCACCGGCGTTCTGCCGGTTGCGAACGGCGGTACCGGGGCCTCATCTGCAAACACGGCTCTCAGCAACCTTGGAGCGCTATCAACAAATGATATGGTTATCGGGTCATTGAGCACCGATAGCGCCAAATGGACTTGGATTAAACTTAAAAGCGGCTTTGCCGTATTATCAGGTGAGATTTACCCAGACACAATATTAAAAGATGGAATAATATTTGCAGACAGCATAAAACGCTCGTCGTATATTACATTTGCATACACTCCATTTACATTTAAGACGGCTTTTATCAGCATTACAACACAAGAAATCGCATTTATTGCGGGGTGCAAACTTGCGAATGAAAACGCGATTACATTTTCCGTCGCAAGTGCAGGAGATACATACTCCGGAAAATTTAATGTTATCATTTGTGGGACATATTAACGAAAGTTGGTTGGCTTATGAAAATCATCGACTTCGAAACCCAAAAAGAACTGACCAAAGAACCCGACCTGACCGTCGGGTACATCCAGCAAATCGCCTGGGCTTCACCAGAAGCCTACGCAACCATAGACAACGAAACCAAATTCGCGCTCGATGCCAGCGACTTTGAGACCGTGCAGCTGTACACCCGCTACACGGATGAGGAGCTGGCGGCAATGAACGCCGAAGACCCGCAGGCCGTGACAGACGCGGCAATCTGCGAGCTGTACGAGATGATTGGGGCGCTGCAAAATGGCTAGTGCGATAGCGCAGGTGTACGCAAGAAGAATAAAGCGCGGCGAGATTACGATTGAGGATGTGCCGGAGAAGATTCGTGACGAGGTTAGATGGCTGATTTAAGCGCCAGCCTATAACAAGCCTTAGAAATACCGCCTTGGAGACAGGGCGGTATTTTCATATTTAGTAGTGAAGATAAGATAAGAGAAGAAAAGAGAAGTAAAGTACAGTTAAGGAAAGTGAAGTTAAGTGTAGTGGAGAGGAGTGTAGGAAAGATAGGTGGTGCGAAGTTAAGAGGAATGCTGAGTGATGATGTTATGTTGGATGATGTGATACGAAGTTAATGTTGGTGGCTGGGCGTGATGCTATGTTAGGTGTCTGATTGCCCGTTAATTTTGCTGGTTCTACTTTTGTTAATGATGCGGTATTTGGGAGAGTTGTAATGTTGACGAGATGCGGAATTAATATACGTGAGATGAGATAAAATAATGCGGCGTGAAGAGGCGGGAGA